ATTCATTATTTTCAGCTTTAATTTCTTCAAATGATTTTAACAATTCATCATATAATTGTTTATAATTGGTTTGTTCCATTCTACTATAATAAATAAAATAATGTTTAAATAATTTAAAAGTAAATTGAATATTTAGGATCTGTTATAAATTTTTTCCATTTAGTTCTTATATTAAATTACTCGTTTTTGAATAGCTAGATTATCTGGAAAGTATTTTTGATATTTAGTAATAAATTCTTCCCATTTTTTTCTAATATCTTTATTTGACATTATATAAATCTAAAAATTACAATGAATTAACTATATATTTGAAGAAGTCTATCAAAAATATTAAGAAAGACCATTATAAAAATTATTTTATTTATGCTTATAACAAAGATTCTTATAAATGTAAGAAAAATAGTAAAAAATCAAGTAAACGTAGAAAATCTAAAATTTATAAAGTTTAAAAATCGACATTTAAAATACGCATCGCTTTAAATATTATAAAATTATAAAATTAATCTTCATGTAAATTTAAAGCTGATATTTGATTGATAAAATGTTGAAGAGCCATATCTACAGCACCACCAGCTTGTTTATTTTCTTTGTCTTCTTCTGTTTTTCTCTTTTCTTTTTCAGAATCAATATTTTCTAAAATCTTCTTGGTATCTTCTAATTTAGAAGAAAAATCCTTCATAAAGTTCTTTTCTTTTACTAAAGCTAACATCATTTGTGCACGTTCTAAATGTTTAGCTTCAGGGTGTTGTTCTTTAATGGTACGATAGGCAATTGATTTATAAGCACGGGCATCTAAGTCAGGTAATCCTTGTTCTTTTAAGTAATCAATCGCTTCTTTGTGTAAAGGATCGCCAGGGGATGGAGCACTTCTTCTGGAAGCCTTGCTTTTGCGTGAAGCTTTGCTCATTCTAGAAGCCTTGCTTTTAATAGATGATTTACGGCTAGCACCTCCAGATAAATTATAGCTTGAATTAATTAATGAATTAAATGTTTCGGTATGTAAGAATTGGTCTCTTGATGGGACAGACATTTTAATTATATTATAGGTAAATATAATTAAAATACTACAATTTTAATTGTTTTAGTTTTCTTAATCTTTTTTTTTGCTTTTTCTAGGTTTTTTTACTTTTTCTTCAGAAGTTTCTGTAATGTCTGAAATTACAGAATTATTAGAAGAATTTGTTTTATTTTTTTCAGAATCAATATTTTCTATTATTTTCATTGTTTCATCTAATTTATCTTTAAACTCATCTAAGAAATTTTCAGATTTTATTAATGAAATCATTAATTTAGATCGTTCTGCACTGGTAGAATCTGCATGTTTTTCTTTAATATAACGGTACGCTAATGATTTATATGCTCTGGCTTCGAGAGGAGATAATTTTAAATCATTTTTTAAATAATCTATGGCATCTTGATGTAATTTATCACTTATAGATGGTTTATTTTTTCTACCTCCATACATTTCAGAAATACTAGATAATGAAGAACTATTTACTTCACTTAAATTATTTTCATAACGTATACCTTTTATTAGATTTTCTGAATCTTTATTTTTACCTCCAGATTGCATTATTCTATCAAAGGTTTCAGTGTGTAATAAATCATTTCTATTTGGAATATAATTTGGAAAATCTTGATTGTCTAAAATAAAGGATCTTAGGCTTGAATGAGTGGTATTCATCTTTCTCTATATTATAAAAAATTAAAATAAATAAATAAAAATATTAGATCAAAATTTAATAATAATCAAAAATTAAATAAAATTATTTAAGAAACAACAATCCAAAAAAAATAATTATTTAAGATATAATTATCTAATACATAAATATATACAATGAATACAAGTAGTGCAAATAAAAATGATTTTTCTACAATATTAATAATTGCTGGTGTATCATTAGCTATATTTTTCTTATTAAAACCGTCTCAACCTAATGCAAATTTTACAAACGTTAATAAGAATAAAGCATCAAACAATTTAAGACCCAAGAGACCTTTAAATAATCAACAAAATAAACCTGTAAGAGAAAATTTGGCTAATATAACAGATCCTAGTTTATTACTTTCTAGCACCCCTGGAAATGATTTACCTGTAAATGCTGGTCCCCAAGCTGTTCCTTCACCGACATTACCTGCATCAGTAGCCAACTCTGCTGAATTAAATAAACAATTCCCCACAGGAACATTTAAGCCTTTATTATTAACACCTTCTGGATTTGTCAACCCTGCCTCTCAAGATACTTCTAGTGGTAACGTAGGTGGTGATTACACACTTGGTGTAGACCAAAACTTAGCTAACCCTTCTGGCCGTGTAATGCAAACTGCTACTGATTTACGCCCCCAAGAAATGAACTCTGGTTGGTTCAACTCACCTTATGACCGTGACTCTCAATTAAAGATCGAAAACGGTAACTTATTAGCGTCAGCGACAGGCCAAGCCAAGATCGGTATTGATACAATTGGTCAATCACTCAAGAACGCTTCATATGACATCCGTGGTAGCGTTCCTATTGTCAAGTTTGATATTGGTCCTTTCAATAACTCAACTATTGAATACGATTACAATGTTAAGAGCTTATACTAGAGATTATCGTCGAAGACTGATAATCTCGTGTGGTCGTAGACCTGGGTGTGCTAATTGGAGACTGATAATCTTTTATGCTAAACTAATTACCACAGTACATTATAAAATTAAAAATAATAACAATTTTTAATTTTATTTAAGGCTTCTTAGCCATCTTTAAATAAGTTTTTTCTTTCATTTCACGTTTTTGTGATATGATCTTGGTAATATCTTTAGCCTTAGTTTCATCACCTTTGGTGATTTCAGTTAAACCAGCAATGATTACTTTTTCATTAAAACCAGCACGAGTTTTTTGTACCGCTTTTTTGATTCTGCTACCACCACTACTGACTTCAATATTGTGATTTTCATCCATATAGTCAATGATAAAGTTTTCATATTGTTTTTGTTCATCTTTTAAATCTTTTAATGCTTTGTTTAATGCGCTGATTTTTTCGTCAGCTTCAACCCATGACTTAATCATATTTTTTATTTCTTCACTTGTAGGATTATTGTTTTGATTTGTTTCTTCTTGGTTTTCTGCCATTATAAATAATTTATTAATTAAAATTATTTATAAATTTAAACTAATTACTATAGTTATTATAGTTCCATTAATTTCATTACACTAAACTAGGTATAATATAAGTGTCATATATCATGCGTTTTGGGCGACCTTCCTCTGTAAACACCGGTACATAACTAATATATTCTGTATAAACTACCGGATCATATCTATAATATGTTATTGGTGAAGGATATATAGTTTGACCCTTTAATGGTCCATTTAATGCAGTCCATCCCTTTTTGGTCTTTTTCTTTTTAGGTCTAACACTATCATCTTCATATAATAATTTCTCTAATTCAGGATCTAATTCTTCATCATCTACATATTTTTTTCCTCCTGATAATTCGCCAAAATTTAAATCTCCGCCTTTTTGTTCTAATTTTTCAGAACTTTCAGATTCTTCAGAAGTCATCGGCATAGTAGATATTTTTTTTCTTATTAAAAAGTTTTGTAATTTTTGTTGAAAATTATCTATATTTGTAGAATTTGTTAAAGGTTTTATTACATATTCTATTCCCTTAACATTTTTCTTAGACTTTTTTTCATATGCTTCAAAATGTAAATAATCATTACTTTTTCCACCACCAGTTTGGTACTTTGGTCTAACTCTTTGTAAAGTAAATTTAAATCTGGGTATGTGACCAGTAAAAAATTGGGATAAATTTTGATAAGCAAGATGAGATGCTTGTAATGAATTATCTGCTGTAAATTTTCTATCAAAGGTGCCTAGAATAAATGGGTTAACTAGTTCATAAGTTTTACTCATAACATAATCTAGATTAAAAAATATGAAAAAATAATTTATTAGATATAAACGAATATATATTAATATAAGAAAATGGCAACAAACACATTGATTTTTGAAATTAAAACAGTCCAAAGTAATGCATTTAAGACCCTAATCGATGCAGTCAAAGATATATTAATTGAAGCTAACCTGCATTTTACTAAAAATGGTATTACATTAAATGCAGCAAAGAAACCCACTCATGAAATGAGTATCATTATGAATCTAATGAAAGATAAATTTCAAATATATGATCTAAAAGAAGAAAAATTACTAGGTGTTGATATGGTAAATTTACACAAACTTATCAAGACTATGAACAATGATGATTCCTTAACTCTTTATTATGATAAAACGGATCCCAATAATCTTGGTATTAGAATGGAAAATGAAAAGAAAAATTGTATTACTGATTATAAGCTCAAGCTTCTTGATCTCAATCCTGATAAAGAATTCAAGCTTCCCAGTGACAGTAATAAAACATATTTTCAAACTATATTAAGTGTTCCTTCTCAGATTTTTCATAAGATTATTAAAGATATGGCAAATATTTCAGACTCAATCGAGATCACAAGTATGAGTGACATTTTAACCTTTACTGGTAAAGGCGACTTTGCTTCTCAATCTTCTACCTTAAAACAAAAGGAAAATAAGAAGGATGATGAGAGTATTAAAATCAGTAAGAAAGCTGAAAATAATGAAATTATTCAGGGTCTTTATGAACTCAAGAATCTTACTACATTTACTAAATGTGTTGGATTATGTTCTTCAGTAGAATTATATTTGAAGAATGATTATCCCTTATTTATCAAATATTTGGTTGCTGACTTGGGCTATGTCTATTTGATTTTGTCACCTAAGGTAAATAATACTAAGATATCTAAGGACAACTTGGATTCTGATGATGATGAGTAACATCTGAACTCGAAGAGTTTAGAGTTTCTGATTCAGTATACAAGTTGGAACGAGAGAAACGAGTTTACAATTTGGATTCTGATGACGATGAGTAATCTCTGAACTCAAAGAGTTTAGAGAGGTTACTAATTCATAATACAAAGTGTATCGCAGACAATTTAAAAACATATATGTTTTTATAAACTCATAGAGTTTAGGATTCTGATGATGATGAGTAGATTTAAAATTTTTTTATATTTCAAATAAAAATATAAAAATATTATTGTGAAGGTGGTGTTATAATTTGCATAGGTGCAGTAGGTAAAGACATAATTTGTAATTGTGTCGGTGCAGGAGGTGCAGAAGGAGCAATAGTTACAGGTGGAACAGGTGTAACAGAAATATTTTTACATAATTTAACTACTTGGCATGATGCATCAGATGAAGATGGTGTTATGATTGGATCAGTAACAGTAACACCCGATGATAAATTATTACTATTAGTTAAACAGACTTGAACTGCCATACATTGTTGATTATTCATTATATATATTTTATAAAAATATTAATAGTAAATATTAATATTTTTAATCTTCAGATTTTGACATTAACTTATCTAGATTATAAGAAAGTTGTGGAGGAACAGTAGATCTCTTTAAACGTAATCTATCACCTGATGCATTTGGTTTTATTATTTTATCATTGTATTCTTCAAAGAAATTTCTAACTGGAGCTACAGTTGGACTCAAATGAATAATACTCTTATTCATTAAATAAAATTCTTTTCTAAAATCATCAATTGATAAATATCCCCCAAATATAGATAAACTTTGTCTAGGTGGTGCAGTTACAACTGGATTAGATGATATACCAAATAATTCTCTTCTAAAATCTTCAATTAATGAGTTTATTTCACTCATTCTATAATTATTCTCTTTTAAATTATACGCTTTTGCACAATTTAATGAACAAAAACATCCTTGAACTTCATACATTTTATTTTCATACTTGATTGGTAAACCAAACGGAGGATTACTAAAAGGATGAACACACCACCAACAACTTAAGTTAGTAGTTTCTTTCCATTTAAAAAGATTATTATCAACAATATCTATTGTACAATCATGTATTTTACTTACCATTGAATCATTGATATCTTTTATATTTGATATCTCTTGAAGTTTTTGATGCAGTGCATTACATCTTTCAGATAAATATTGACAATTATAACATTTTTTCTTTGTTTCAGTATTTGTTTCAGTTACTTGTAATTCACTAGGTGATAAATCCATAAAAATATTAGAATTAAATTCAGGCTCTTTTTCACTTAGTTCAACAATCTTTTCTAATTTAGGTACATTATTTGTAGTATTATTAGGATTATTTAATTTTTCAATGTCTTTCATATTAATCGGTAAATGGATAATTAAACATTCTTTTTCTGGATCTAAGGATGAGGTTGTATTGTTATTTTCCATATTGTTAATATCCAAAACCTTTCCAGACGGTTTACGGCCACGTTTTTTTAAGATTTTAACAGGTGCTTCATTTTCTTTGGGATTACCATTATTCATATACTATTATAGTCATATATCTTTAAGCATAGGTAACTTCATTACGCACTGGAATCATTGAGAGTTGAATCTTCACTATCGATTGACGATGTAATTAAAATATTAGGGTCTATTTTTTTGTTAGTTAAGTTGATATTTTTTTGGTTTTCATCGTGTTGTTTAAAAACATTTTGCATTCTTTCATTTTTTTCTTCTTCTTGTTTCTTTTGTTGCATCATAAATTGCATTATTTTTGCTTCTTCAGCTTTTGATTTTTGTTCTTGGGATTGAGGTACTATATTACTTTGAATATTTTTTGATAAATTTTTCATAATTTCTTTTTTAGTATTTTCATCTAAATTATTAAAGAATGGGATATTCTCTGCTGCTTTTTTAGTAGCAATAAATCCAGCAGCGGAACCTACAATAAGTAACATAAATCTCATTTCAACTGAATATTCTTTGAATTTACCTTTGTATTTTTCAGCAAGTTCTTCATAAATTTCACTATCACTTGTTGTAAGTTGTAAATGTTCAGGAAATCCATCCATTGTATCTTTTAATCCAAAAGGATCAAACATTTTATTTAATTTATCTATCATGTTGACTGATCCAAATACAGCTGATTTCATAAATTCTACACTATTCTTTTTACTAATATTTGATCTGTGAAATTCAATTTCAGCACACATTTCATGATAATCAGAATTATATGTAAATTCACGTGTTAATATAATTTTATAAGTATCTTTAATGTATTTGAGTTCTGCAAATTTTTGTAATCTTCTTAATCTTTTCTTGTCTTCAGGTAAAGTATCATAAAGATCTTTTGCCTGGTTATTAGGGAAAGAATAGTTATTATTAGAAGCTGGGGCTGGAACAGAAGCTGGTATCGCACTGGCGGCTGCTAATCCACCACCACCGCCAAAGAAATTAGTGAAAAAACTGGTAGCTGGTTTTTCAGCTGGTACTGGAGGTGCTACAGGTAAATTGACAGATTTATTTGCAAATAAATTTTTAGGAACAGAACTATTTGATTTAGAAGATTTAGAAGAATTAGAAGTAAAAGATGCAGTTGATGATTTTCTAGAACTAGATGATTTTCTATTTTGTAATTCTTCTACTACATGTGAATCTTCATCATCACTCTTTTCAGAAATATTATCTAAACTAATATTTTTAGTTTGGGGTTTAATTTTTGTAGGGTCTGCTAATAAACTTAAGTGCAAGTCAGTGCTGGTGTCAATATCAACCTTTGGCTTAATGTTGCTCATATAGAAGATATAGAAACTATTATTTAAATTAAAACGTATAAATGAAAAATATACTTTAGTTATATTTTTCATAGATTTATTTTTTTTCAGCTTTTTGATCTTTGCTTTTTTCAATATAATAAAGATTTTGAAACTTTTCTAGATTTTTAATTTGATCAAATGTTTCTTGTTTAAATATATATTGTTGGGTTAAATAAAATATTAAGGCAATACCTAAGGATACTTGAATATTTTTATTTGCAAGATATGCCAATAATGTTAACATTAAAATTCTAACAATTGGGTTTTTAAATATGGCAATAATAATTTCCGGGGGTTTACCTCCAGATCCTAAAAAGCTACCATATGTTACAAAAAATAAAACAAGAAATGATGTAATATATGTATTATCAGTGAAAGTATTTAACATATTATTTATTGGATCTGTAATTGAATCAAAAGTATTCATATATATAATCTAGATTAATAATTTTAGAATTAAAAATATTTTATAATAATAATGAGTAATAGATTAAATTTTTCAAGTATAGATGATGCATGGGGTTTACCTCCTGAGAATTATAACCAAGAACCATTAAATAATAAATTTAATTATCAAAAACCAAAAGAAAATATTATGACGATTGATTCAAATGAGATAAAGAAACCAATGAAACAAGAATTTAAGCCTGTACAAGAAACATATACAGATTATATTAAACCCTGTACCTTAGTTGATGATCATATTCAACATTGTGAATTATGTAGAAATAAATTAAGATCCAAAATTAATTCAAATAATTATAATCATTCAAGTACAGAACATATGACATCAAATATTTTTGATAATTCTAAAAAATATTTAGAAAGTTACAATAGTTTTGATTTAAACGAAAGTTTTGAAAATATATCACCTAGTCAAAAGAACTTAATAATAGTTGTGTTATACGGTTTTTTAATAATTCTAATTTCTGATCTAATAATTAAAGAATAATATGGGTGTTAAAAGAAAGATAAATAAATTATTAGTATGTGGTGGTGGTTTTAAATTTTATTATATTTATGGTTGTATTAGATATTTATATGAAATTAATATTCTTCAAAATATTCAAGAATATATTGGAATATCAGCAGGAGCAATGTTAAGTTTATTATTTACAATAGGATATAAACCACATGAGTTAGAAAAGTTTTTTGTTGAATTTGATTTTGATAGATTAATGGATCCTCATATTGATAATTTATTTGAAAAAAAAGGATTAGACGATGGAGAATTATTAAAAGTAGCAATTCAACAAATATTAGTTAAAAAAGGTATTAATCCAGATATTACATTTGGTGAATTATATAAAATAACAAATAAAAAATTATCATTTGTTGCAGCTAATGTAACAAAAGTTAAAATGGAAATAATAGATCATATTACGAAACCAGATATGCACATCTGGCAAGGGATATTAATTACATCTGCATTACCAATGATCTATGCTCCAGTACTTCATAATAATGATTATTTAATTGATGGTGGAGCATTTGATAATTATCCGATTGAATTATTTCAAGATGAAACTATTTTAGGAATTAATTTGTCATTACAAATAAAAAATATTGATTTGAATATTGAGTTATTTAGTTACATGGTAAAATTATATACTATTTTACATCACTGGCATAATACATATAAGATTGATCGATTTAAAAAATATACGATAGAAATACCAACGTTTGATGCTACTGAAATTATGAATACAAATATTAGCATGGAAGAGAAAAAAAGAAGAATTAAATTTGGATATGAATGTGCAGTTAAATATTTTGAAGAATATGAAGAGACAGAAGAGACAGAAGATATTGAAGAAGTTAAGGAAAAAGAAGAGGAAGAAGAAGAAGATGAAGAAGAAGATGAAGAAGATGAAGAAGATGAAGAAGAAGATGAAGAGTCTAATCAGAAAGATTTGAAAGAGTCTAATCAGAATGTAATCGTACCAGATGAGGTTATTAAGAAAGTATCCGATGTTAATTATACTATTTAATTTAATTTTTTAATTGATAAAAATTAAATTATTTAGAAAATGCTTCACTAATGAATGCATATTTTTCTGTAGCACCATTTACAGTACCTAAATTAGATAAAGCATTATAATCAATTGTACCATCATTATCTAATTTAACATTTCTATTTTGTGTAATATTAGATAACTCGTCATTGAAATTATCAGATTCCATTTTAGTAACTACTTCTGATGTTAGTAATTGGTCTGTATTAGAAGTAGGAACTTGAATACTTGCATTTAATTCATTAAGAGGACTATTTAATGCTTGTTTTTCAAGTTCTGAATTCATTTCTTCCATTTGCTTTTTAAAGATAGCTTCGGCTTCATGTCTCTTAATTTCTAATTCTTCTTTAGAAAGTGTATATTTATTTTTGTCACTATAAAATTGTGATTTTAAACTACCAAAACTTTTTTCTTCATTTAAATAACTTTCTCTTTTTTGATCATATTCAAGTCTCATAGCTTCATTTGATAATACACTATAACCATTATTAATTAATAAGAATATGTTCATCTTATCTCTTTGTTCATCTTCAGATAAATTAGCAGGGAATTTATCAGGGTGATAAATAAGAACTTGGCGTTGATATGCTTTACGTAATGCACTTATACTAAAACTAGATTTGTTTAGTAAGAAAACTTGGTATAAATCATATTTTACATAATCATTTACGGATAAAGACATATTATATAATATTTATTCTCTCTATATTTTAAGTTAAAATGGAAATATTAAATATATTAATTTTGGGAATATTAGGAGATATTTTAGGTTTTAGAAATGGTAAAATTAAAGAAGAAAGATTTAAAATTACTAAAAAGAAATATGGGGAATCATATTTAGATGAAGGAAAAAGTATAGCATTAACTCAATTTTATGGTTTTTTATATGAAGGAGGTGTAAATCAAAATATTAGTAATTTAAAATATTCAATAAATACACTAATGTTAATGGCTACATTAAAAGGTATAAAAAATAATGATGTATCAACTGAATACAGTAGAGTATATAAAAAAATAGGTGAAAAGAATTTAAAAAATATGTATCATATAAATAATGAGTATTTGAATTCTTTAGAAAAATTAAGTAAGAATCAAAAGATTTATAATAATGATAGTAGTAATGATTCAATGGCTATATCTAGAATATTACCATATGGATTATTATATTGGAAAAAGGATAGTAGAAAAAAATTAATTACAGAAATTATAAATAATTTATCATTAACTCATAAAAATACAATTACATATTTATCAGGAATATCATTAGGATTATTTGTTTCATTTAAAAAATATAATATTAATATAGATTTATGGGGTGAAAAATTAACAGAATATTTATTATCAAGTGAGTTTACTTCAATTATGAAAGAATTACAATTAAATTCAACTGAGTTTGTTTTAGAAAAAGAAGATTATATAACTACTTGGATTGAATATTTGAACTCTAATTTATATAAAAATCGTTTAGTTCCAAATTATAAAATAGATAATTTAATTTCTTATAAGAGAGCTACTAATTTATTTATTCATTTTAACGATATAATTTCATCCCCAGAATTTGTATATGGATTAAAAGCAGATGAAGCATTAATTATAGCATATGATTCATTATTATCATGTGATGGTAGATGGGAGAATATGGTAATTTTAGGTGTGTTAGGGGTTACTGATAATTCAGTATTAGGTATGTTAAGTGGAATATTATTTGGATTAGAATATGGTATTAATAATAGTATTAATAAGGAACAGTTTAAAAATGAAGGCTGGGTAAAAAAAGTGATAGGATTAGAAAAAGAATTAGATTTTAACTAAATTTTTGTAAAATATTTAGTTAGAAGAATTTTAATTAGTTTTTGAAAATATTTTTTATAAAATAAAGATATATATAGAGATGCAAGGAAATAGTTCTTTGTATACATCAAGATATTCCAAGATGAGTCAAGAAGGTGGTGCTGTCGCACCTGCCAGTTTCAATGTATATATCAATGAATTTAATGGTAAAACTGTTACAGAGGATGCATTCGTATTACCTAATAATGTAATTCCTGGAGCTGTCAAAGCGGCAGTATTACGTACATTAGATGTATTAGGTATGGATCCTTTTAGTGTTGGTATTCAAAATATTTATGATTCAACCCAAACATCCATCGCTGATGGCAGAACTCTCCACCGTATTCCCAAATCAGATGAAATCTTAGCTCGTGCCGCTGCTGTAATGCACAGTGCTAAATTTGGTGCTTCAGATGCTGCCGTTTTTGCCGGTGAAGCGTACAAGAGTGTACCTGCTGGCAAAGTTCAAGAATTAAAAGCGTATGCTGGTATGGATGCTGGCAAAGCCGCTGCCTGGGATGCCAAAGTCAGTCAAATCCTCTCCAAATTAGCCGATTACAGAGCTCCTAGCACCGGCACCGAAAAATTAGAAGAAAGAAATAAATTAAATGGTCCTTTCCTCGTCAGCAAAGGCTCAGTATCTAACTACCCCGCTGATTTACAAGTCAAAATAAAGAATGCTCGCACACCTCCCACCTACGGCACCGCGGCTGCCATGGGTGCCCTTCGTACATTCACCGTAGCCCAAACCGTCCAAAACGGTGGTAACGTCAGTGCCCACGCTCCCTTATTCCCCCGCATGACCATGAACGGCGGTGCCCACCCCTTTGCCACATTAAGTGGTGGTGAAGTCGACCCTGCATTAGTTCTCAAAAACAAAATTGATGCCTTAATTGCTCAATATGAATTAATGAACGGCCAAGGTAGCCTTAGAATTAAAGGTGAAATCTTAGGTTATTATGAAAGTGTAAAAGGTAGCTTAGAAAAAGTCAACCAAGCCTTAAAATCACTCGCCGCCGTCAACGGCTCTATCGCCCAAAACCCCCCTGGTGCTGGCTACTCAGTTGACATTGCTGATGTCAATGCATTAAATGCTAAAGCCGCTGAATTAGCCAAGAATGCTGAATCCGCCTCCAAAAAGATGATGAAATTAGAAGACATCGCTGCCTTACTCCAAGAATTAATCAGCAAGCAAATGCCTCCCAAATACACATAAGTTAAAAATACACATAAGTTAAAAATACACATAAGTTAAAAATACACATAAGCAAAATCTATTAATAAAAAATAAATTAATATTTATTTTTTCTTAACTCAATGCATGGATGCATATAATTACAATTCATTAATTAGTGAACTTTGTTCATTGTCAAATAAAAATCTAGATTTAAATATAGAGTCTCCCAAAAGTATAGAGACTCCCAAAAATATAGAGACATCTAAAAATATAGAGTCTCCCAAAGGTATAGAGACTCCTAAAAATATAGAGACTCCCAAAAATATAGAAATATCTAAAGTTGGTGGAACCCCCAAAATTAAATCTAATCCACAAAATTATACTATTATGGAACCCTTACAAAAATTAGTTACTAGACCGTTAACAATGAGAGGTGGTAATGCAAAATTTAAATATATATTAGAAATAGCCAAATTTTATCCAAGACTTACATCAAATCAAATTATTGATGTATTAGCAGCTCTTGTTTACACTGAATTTACAGATCCTGATTCTAAAAAAGAATTCAAAGATATTATTACACCTGAATACATTAAAAATATTCCTGTAAATCCTCCTTATCTTGAAAACTTTCGTGATAAAGTAATGAGAGATTTATTAGCTAAATGCCCAAATATTAATGAAAGATTTGATATATTGGATGAAAATATTGAATTACTTTTAAATTTTCCACAAGATGTTGAGAATCAAAAGGGTGGTAAGAAATCACATAAAAGAATAGATATTTCAGATGATAAAACAGTGGAAGAAAAAATCAAAAATAACATCAATACTCTATCCACGTTTCTAAAATCCAAAAATTACACAAAAAATCAAAAAGGTGGTGCCGTTGATTCTGATATGATGATTAAAGAAATAGATGAATTTAATAATTTAGATAAATCAAAAAAAAATAATTTAATCATAGATGAAATACAAGAAAAGTCTAATCTATGGGTTACAGAATTATTAGAAGAAAAGTTGGTAACAAAAGTTATTAAAGATGATCAATTTAATTTAGCACGTTTTTATTTACAATCCAATAGTAAAAGTGATGATAAAATAAAAAAAATTATTGAATTTGTAAATGAATATGCAAGTATATTAACTTTTTCTGGTAGAAAAAAGTTAGATGATATCCCAAATAAAATAGATAAAGTATATAGTTACGGCAAATCTGAAAGATATGGATATACTGATAAATTAAAAGAATATTTTAAGAAAAAATATGAAGAATTATCAAAAATTAAATTGGGTGAAACTGAAAGTAAAAGTAAAAGTAATCCATCTGAACAAATACAATTTGTATTAACTGAATATTCTAAATTAGTGCAAACTGGTGGAGCAACTGAAGAAAAGAAATTAGAAAAAAAAATTCAAGAAACATTTGAAGACAAATGTTTTACATCTAGACAATTAGAAATATTTTTAAAGAGAGTAGGACAATTTTTAAAAGAATCAGGTAGAGTTATAGATGAAAGTGATATTAAAATTATTCTAACAGATATAAATAAATTAAAAGAAATAGAAAAGAAATTAATAGACAATTATAAAATATTTGGTAATTATATTCAAATACAAAAAGTATATCCTGATACAACTGGAAAAGAAATTACTATAAATCACATGAAGAATGTAATTGATAACAATCAAGGATTATTTACTAGTTATGGTACTATTAATACTGAAATATTAGATTTAATTAATAAAATAGAAAAATATTCTGATATTAAAGTAGCATTGGAAACACAAGAATTAAATAAATTATCGCAATCCGGTGGTAATAGTTTTAAATCACATTTAAAATTTAATATGAATCATGATGTTGAACATTTTACATCTGACAGTTTTAAGGCTGCATTAGATAAGATGAAAAAATTAGAAGAATAATTATTTGTTTTTAGAATAATCATATAAAACACCTTTTATTTTTGGTGTTTTATTTGTGAATGTTTCTTTACCCAAAACATAATCTTTGGTCAATTCTAAGGAACGTTGTTTTATATTTTCCGGAAATTTATCTAAATCATACATTTCTAATACTTTCTTTTTAATATGCGGAACTAATGTATTAATAAAGTCGTCCATCAATAATGATCGCCATTCATTATTTATTTTAATTCTTCCTCTATTATGCCTTTCATTGGTGTATTCAATATTATTATATTGCGGTAATTTTTTATTACAGTGAACCATTTGCATATATTTTACTTGAAAATCGTAACCACTCGTACAAACTATACCTCTTTCTTGAGGTGTTAAATCTTCCATCTTTTCTAAACCTAATCCAACAATATTTATATTTATATTGTTAGTTGTCGTATTAGTACTATTATCATTATTAATTGTGACCTTATGATTATTGGTTTCGCTTAATTCAGTTAACTCTTCTATCTTTTTTTGTTGTTCTTCTAGTTCTTTTTGTTTTTCTTCTAGTTTCTTTTTTAATTCTTCAATTTGTAATTGGGATGTATCAATAATTTTCTTTTTTTTACAAATATATAAATGAGCAGTTAGTTTATATTTATTTGAATATATTTTATTACAAAAAGAACAATTATTAATTATTGATACAAAATCTTTAACACATGGATTTACACGAGATAAATGAGAATTATATCCACTTTTTTTATTAAATTCTTTATGACATTTTTCACATTTATAAATTGGCATGTAGATATTTATATATTAGACAGCCAAAAAAATTTCCCAAAAGATCCTTAAAGCGGAAATTTTTTCCTCCGATGATCAAAAAGAGGAAATATTTTCCCAAATATGGATCAAATTTTCGGCTTTAGTTTATCATCATTTTCCATATCCTTTTATTTTACTTTTTATATATCCTTATTGTATTATTATTATTATTATTATTATTATTATTATTTTTTTTTAGGGAGAGAGAGAGAAAGAGAAATTACTAAAAGTAATTTAGAAATAGAGAGGGCTATATTTTAAAAAGTTATAAAATGGAAAAATGCACTTTTGGATTGTTAAATGTGGCAAATTTAACATTTTTATATGGTAGAAAAATAAAAGTAAAATAAGTAATTATCATTTTTAATAATAAAATATGATTATTAAAAATGTGGTTAACACGAATAGTGTGTATTATTTAAGTATCTTAGCTAAAATTTATCTTTTAATATAATAATAATTTGGCTAGTTAATCAATCTTAAGTATACGAGTAGCCGAAATTTTGATATAAAACACATACAAATGGATCAATTTAGATTAATTTGGATCAGAAATTCTGCTTTTGATCCAAAAATGGATCAAATTTTCGGCTTTAGTTTATCAGATTACAGATCAAACACCACACGTGTTCTCCCATTCTCAATCTTTAACACATTATAAGAAGTACCATAAACCCGTATATGTGCCGGATTAGAATAACTTACACTTCTACTAAGAATTACTTGTAATGTAATATCATCTATTCTACTAAAGTTACATGAACCAGATGGCTGATATTTCTCCGGTGCAAAAGCAAATGAAAAAACCATAATACCTGGATCAGGTGCACGTGTATGGCCCTTAAACACTTCTAATTGTTCAAAATAATTAATAGGTCTTAAGGAAACTCTATCTTTTCCATTGAGTAATAATCCCGCTTGTAAAATTAATGATTTACTTGTTGGTAAAATACCATCCGTATAATTAAAATAATCTCTTAATCCACCATATATTAAAGATTCTGGTTGTGCTCTAAAAAATAATTCTTTGGTTGGATGAATAAATCCTAGATTAATTGAATTTGCCGCATTATATAAAGTTCTTTCCGTATCTGATTGTAAATATTCAAATAATATTTCAGTATTAACATGTGAAAATTTTACTGCTTCATCATCACCCAAGTAATAATAATCAACATATAAACAACTACTATTTAATGAAAGATTTTGAAGAAAACTTAGCGTAGATGATTTACTAATATAGGTTGTTTCATTAGAAATAATATTGGTAGAATAATTTGTATCTACTCCAGTAATACTTGTATTGGTTCCTTGTGTAGTAACAAAACTAGTATTATTATCTATTTTCAGATAATTTAAATTTTGTTCTATTGGATCAAAGGACATATATTTCATATAGACCGTAGAATTTCCTTGTGTTTGACTTATATATTCACCAAAATTATAATTTACAATATTCTTATCAACACCAACAGAATATGTTGGACCGTATAATAAACAATCAGTTAATGAATTAAATTCAACATGTATTTTAATATCGGAGTGATATAATCCTACTATCGGAATCGGTAAAAAAAAACGACAAAATGAAAATAATAGCGGTACATTTATACTATATGAAGGTTTTCCAGAAGTAAATTCATATAATTCTGGAAGATCTCCCATCATTTTATACATATCTCTATATCTTGTTAATTCAAACCAGATGTTCATCCAATCACCGTATTGACGATCAATAATTCTACCACCAATCTCTAATTCTACAGTTTTTATTAATGCTAGACCTATCTTTCTACGCCATGCAACAAAAACTGGAGTTCCATTAAAGGTTGAAGGAATTACGGGTAATATGATATTTAAGAAAATACTTCCTATCATATGTCCATTTTTACTTAAAATTGCAGTGACTCTGTTACCGAAGTTTGGTGTGAGATTAAAATATTGTGGAATTGATTCACGAGAAAAATTTGTGTATCGATGATATTGGGACTTAAAGAAAGTAATTTCTGGTTTTGAAGTGAGATATATATCATTTTCTGAGTACGCCGCTAACTGAATTGCCCCACTCACCATTTTTATTACTAATACTTTATCTTTATCTAAAAATTTTAATAAATTAATATTTATTTAAAATATATTGAATAAATTGGATCATTGATAAATAATTCCCAGAGTTTTCTAAATTCTTCATTTTTCATAATTTGTTCTTTTTTTGAATAATTTTTTATTTGTGTTTTTAACCATGTTCCATAAATTTTTATATCTTTATTTTTATCTTCAGATGAAGGTCGTTTTTTATTTTCATTAATATATATTTTAATTTTTTCTAATGTATTTATCCAATAATCTTCATTCAAAATAAAATATTTCAACTTTTAAAAATTAACAGGTGTATTTGTCTTAATACTAAAATTTGGTGTTGTATTAGCAACTAAGGATTTAATCTTACCTATAATTGAATCACCAAATAATGATTGAGCTTTATCTAATGTAGCTTCAGTTATAGGCCATCTTAATGTATTCATAAAATAATTTTTTAAATTTAATTGTGCACCATAACATGATGCTAAGAAAAAATTATCACGTGCTATTACAACATTATAATTTGTTGGTGGTAATAATGAAAGACATCCAAACCAATTTTTTAAAAATGATGTTCTACCAAATGATCCCCATAATGTAGCAAGTATACCAGAATATACATTATCCAAACTATTTGATGGAGACCATTCTAAATATTCATGCAAAAATGTATTTTCCCAAGATTTACCACCATCAATATATTTTTGTAAATGTCCCATCATATAATTCATAAACCATTGATATGAATAACCATTATAGTTAAATCCTACATTTGGATACATATCAGCTACTAATAAAACTCCTGTTATATTTACAAAGCCTTGATTTATCCATCCATAATTGGAATTATTTATTACTAGAGTTGTAGATTCCATTGATCCACGTTTACTTCCATCAACACCATACAAAAACGCTGGTGTAAATTGATCTGGAAAAATATAATTACGACATAATTCATATGTCGTTGCATGTTGATAATAAATAGGATATTTAATCGGATTATCTTTTTGCCAATAAGAACTTTGATATACATGATATGCTTCTGGATCACGGATTGAATTAATATATTGTTTAATAAAATCAGGACCATTTGCAAAATTATATACACCGTGACCAGCTAAACCACCTGCATTTCCTAGATATGCACATTCAACACGAATAGGCCGATTATTATAAGCACTTCCTACAGCAGGAATACGTCCTACAATATTATCATATGCAGCTACAAGTTTTTCTAAACCTACTATTGCTTTTGCCATTACTTCTATACCATATGGTGTATCATATAATGCAGATACTGGTTTTTTTGTTTCGATATACCAATCAATATTATCTATAATTAATGCTACTTTTGGTCCACAAAATGCAGTTACTTCTAATCCACATGCGATATATTTTTTATAATTAGTATCTTTGATAATTAACATGTTAGATAATACAGGTGTTGATACAGTTCTTATTGTTTGTGATCCTACTACTACATTCAAATTTTGAGTTATATTTATATATATTAATAGAGCTATTGTAATTGAAATTGCAGCAATATAATAATATTTCATATATTATTATTTAATAAAAAAATAATATATAACTCAAACCGAACATATGCTACGCATATTTATAACTCAAACACAAGGTAATAACCATAGTAACTTCGTCACTATAACTCAAACACAAGGTAATAACCATAGTAACTTCGTCACTACAACTCAAACACAAGGTATGGTTATTCATATGCTACGCATATTTATAACTCAAACGCCAACCCCGCTTGACCACTCATAATTCTTAACAAATTATAATTTCTCGCTATAATACTTACATTATACGCCCCATCATCCGTATCCAATTCAAAGTATGCATCAGCCAATGCAGAAAAGTTACATGCCCCAGATGGTTGATATTCATTAGGATATAAACAGAACGGGTACACATTCAGACCATTTAATGGCATATTTCTGTATTTCATGAAATATTGACGTTGAGTTAATACAGCATCATCATTAAATCTCCATTGACCATTTAGTGTTAATTTAGAATTATTAATTGGTGATTTTGTTGGATATGGAACATCACTTGATGATAATTGATTATTAATAGACATTGGAATATAAGGAACTTTTGGATATTTTTCATACAAATATTTATATTTTTGTCTAGATAATTCTGTAATAGGATTATCTTCATCATATCGATCATAATTAGGTAATAAATTATAATATTTACTATCAGTGTAATTCCAATATTGTCTGTTATTACTATTACTAGTATTGGCTTTAGGTTGAGCAAACCAATATAAATCTTTGACCGGTTGCATAAAGTTTAATTTAGTATTAAAATATGTACCATAGTGAGAATAATTTCTATAATTTTCTTGTTCTATCAAATATTCATGTTTACTATTTGCAAATCTTCTTCTTTCTTCAGCTTCTAAATAAATGTATTTTAGTTCCAAACTTAATTTGGGTCTACCTGATGCAGTATATTTAGTTAATGGGTCACTGATAATTAAATTAGCTAATTTTTCCATTTGTAATGTTAATTTTACATCAGAATGTAATAAAGCAATTAATGGAATACTTAGACCCGCATTCATAAATCTATTAAAATAAAAGGGGAGTGGAATTCTAAGTTTGTATTTGGGTAATTTATTAGAATCATATGATGTCAGAATTTCAACATTACCAATCATTTTATTATTACCAGATTTCTTACTTACAGGTAAGTTAATTTCATTCCAAATATTAATCCAATCAGATGTCAGTTTTTCTATTTCTACATTATTAATAGATAATTGAAAGTATTGTGAAATGTAATAACCAAGATTTTCAATCCAGGCAAAACGTGGTGGGTTATTTGTTTTGTTTGTAATTGTATTAACTTGATTATTAATAGTATTTTGTCCATTATAATTTTTAACTTGATTGTTATATGATTGTAAGAAATTTTGTTTAATTAATG